TTTGTTGTTTTATATCCATATTTATCTATCTTCCTCTTTGGTTTCGCAACCAAACATATTGAAACTCATATCTACTGCACTTGTATAAACTTTTACTACATCTGTTTGATTTAATGTTATACCTAAAACTATTGATAATGAATCATTTGCTGCTACTGATTTATCATAATATAAATACTGCTTATCATCAGCAGAAGCTCCAGCTACATGAACACTTAATCTAAATGTTATTGCAGAACCTGTCCTATTTGCTGCAACTATAGAACTAACTGTTGTTTGTGTCATATTTGGACAAGTATAAAGTGTAGTAACTGTTGTTGCTGCAGGGTCAACTTGACCTAACACTTTTAAATTATCAGCCATGTTTCATTCCCATTAATAAAAATTGATGTCTTTTTAATCCCTTACTCACTACAACACTTTGTAATTTTTGAAGTTTATCTAATTCTATAGCTAAATCTTGTATTGCTTGTTCCATTATTCTTCTTGTAACTGCTTCATCTGCCGAACTATATTCTTGTTGTGCTAAAGGTAATGCTATTGATTTAGGATTTGCCATTATCTTTTACCATCTGGTCTTATATCTAATCTTAAATCACCAAGTCTCCAACCATAATCACTTGATGAATTAGATACTCTAATAGCACATTGTCTACTTCTAGCTCTTGTATTAGTAAATGTTGAAGCTGGTGTAACTGATACAGTAGATAAGGTAGATAAATCTTGTAATGGATAATCTCTACCTTTAATTGTAATAGTTACATCATCTGTAGTATTTTGTTGGTCTCTAAATTGTACATCAGGAATTATTTTATTTACTGCTATAAACTTTTCTCCATCTGGGTCTAAGTCAAAATCGCTTGATTCTATATATGCAGTAAAATTACTACCATCATCTCCATGACCTATTTCATGTGCAAAAATATAATTGTTATTAGATGTACTGTCGTTTTTACTAGCTGCTATTGGATTATCTAATATTAAAGCAGAATCCCAAGCAGTTCTTACAAAGTTATCTGATGTTGTGCCAATAGACCATACATTTTCTAAATAATTATACATAACATATTTATCTACTTCTAAGCTACTTCCTGATGGATAAAACCACATTATTTCATTAGCACTATCATTAACTGCACCAAATACTTTAAATGCTTGTGCTTGATTTAAATCACTTAAAACATAATCTAATACTGTACAAGGTAATCTTTGAGCACTACCTGAATAACTATAGAATCCACCATTATCCATAAAGTAAACTTGATTATTAGCATTAACTGCTGCATTAGGAGATATTAAAGATGGACCATGTGCTACTTCATTAAATGAAAATACAAATGGTGCTCCTACAAATCTCATAGAAACTATACCTGCATCTGTCCAAATAAGTATTTCTTGTCTTGTTCTAAGTGCACCTATAATTGTAGAACCCATTGATAGTTGTACACCACCAGCTTGATTAGTTGCAGTTGGTGTCCAATCTATAATACTTTCTGTATCTGAAAATCTTACTAATAAAGGGTCAATAGTTGTAGAACCTATAGGATTACATCCAAAAGCTATTGCGTGTTTATCTACATCAGAAATCATAACTTGTAATACTGCTGTTGGAACATCACTAGCATTACTTAAACTTGTTGCATTTACTGCTCTTGTGCTAGTTCCTGATGATTCATCCCAATAAAAAATGCCACCAGCTCTTGGATTCAAAACAACATCATCACCAAAATTATCTATAGACCATAATCTTAATTGATTAGTAAGAGATAAACTTGTTGCAGAACCCCATGTACTTGCACCCCAAGTTCCTGCACCCCAACCTGTTGAACGAACATAAACATCAAGACCTGTATTTATTTGATAAGCTGCATCTGCACCAGAACCACCATTACCACTATCACTAGAATTTGCTGTAGCAGTAGCTGTAAAAGTAAATGTATCTACACTTGGTACTGCAGTTACTTGATATTCTTGATTTAATACAGCAGCAGTAATATTGCCACCTAAAGATACTGCACCACTTATAGTTACAAAATCTCCTTCAACAGCACCATGAGCATCATCAGTTGCAGTTATAGTAGTACTGCCATTAGTAGCAGAAAAAACAATACCATTAGTAGTCGTGGCTCGTATGGGGGTAACATCACTATAAGAGTTTCCTTCTAATACATAAAATTTTTGATGAGTACCTAAAGTAATATAGTTTGTACCACTAGATGCTCTATATACAAATATTTTTCTAGCTGTACCTATAAAACTATCTGTGCTTTGTTTTTGCCAACCACCTATTCTTTCAGGTCTGCCTTTACGAAATCTAACTTTATCTGCATCAAACCAGCCACCTTCATTACTATAATTAGTACCTTCTTTATTTATACCTGGTTTAAATACATATTTGGCTAATGTCATATTTAAACCTCATGCCATTCTTTGCCTTCAAATAATAAGGCTTCTGCTTCTCTTCTTCGTATTAAACCCTGTTTCACTTGACCACCAGCTTTATTCCATCTTTTTATTTGATTTGGTACATCATCCCAATCTTTATTATTTAATTTTTGCAAAAGTGTACTGCTAGAAAGATTTGATGGACCTAAATTAAAAACCCATGATACGAGTGAATCAAATTCATTTTGTTTTAAATCAGGTTTTACCATGTCATTAATATATCCTTCGTATTCATCCATCTCATGTAACAATAAACTATCAGCTTCTTCTTGTGTAATAGTATCGCCTTCTTTAACACCTTTAGTTGAACCATATCCTATTGTTAAAACATTAGCTGCACAACGATAAGCTTTAAGTTCACAACCCTCAAATTTTTTAATTAAAGATAATCCTTCTTGTGATATATTCATATTATTCTTCCTTTTTAGTTGTAGTAACTGTTCTATAATACACAACAACTTCTTTAAGTTCATTTATATACCTTTTAAGTTCCTGCATATTGTAAGCCATTACCTCATAATCAGGTATTGTCATGGCTAAAAATACAAGTTCGCCTTCTTGTTCTTCAATTCTTGCAAGTTGCTCTTCCCAGTTTTCAGGAGTAACAACAATCCACATAGGTTCTTTTAAATCTATTTCTCTAGGCATAATAGGTTGAACTATTGTCCTATCTAGTGGTTTTGCTGTAACTTGTATTTCTTTAGTTGGAATTAGGCTGCAACTGCAGACCATCATCAAGGTCGTCAACAACATTGCTGATTTCTTCGATTTCTTCCATAATGTGTTTTGTACCATTATTTATTTTCCTTTCCATTTCTACTGGGTCTGCTAGTATTTTTGCAGATAATTCATAGTCTTTTATAAACTGTGTATATCTATTAAGCTCTCTTTGTGCTGCTTGGCTTTTAATTACAAGGTCATTTAATTGTCCTGTTTGTAATTCAAAGTCTGCTTGTATAGATTGTATTGCTTCTTCTTGTGTAGCTAAAGCACCTTCTAATGCAACATTATTAGCTTTTAAAGTTACATTTTCATTATATAACCAATAGCTACTTAATCCTAAAATTAAAATTATTCCTATTAATATTTGTTGCATTAAATATCCTCTATTATGTAATTTAAACCTGCTGCACTTCTATATTCTACAAGTTTATTATCTTCATCACGAAATTTAAGATGTTTTTCTTTTTGTATTAATATCTTTTTAGTTATATAACTTCTATCATCTGCATCACCATATTCTTTATTAAAAGATACAGTAACTTTATATCGTTTTTTAAATAACTCTATAACCCATTTTATAATTAATTTAATTTTATTAAGTATTTTTTTCATAAGTAAATATTTTTAATGGTTTAGATTTACCTTTTACTTTAATAGGTTCTAGTTCTTTTAAGTGATAACCACATAAACTTTCAGTAGATTCTCCAATTAACAAATCTACATTTCTTTCTTTAGTAGAACTTTCTAATCTAGCTGCTGTATTAACAGCATCTCCAATAGCAGTATAATCAAATCTAAATTCAGAACCCATATTGCCTATTACTGCATCTCCTGTATTTATACCTATACCAATAGCTATAGGAGGCAATCCTTCTTCTTGTAATTCTATATTAAGAATAGACATATTTTCTATAATATCAAAAGCACATTCAACTGCTATTTTAGAATGATTTAATAAATCTACAGGTGCATTAAATATTGCCATCATTGCATCGCCTATATATTTATCTACCATTCCTCCATGCTTTTGTACTGCAGATTGTTGTGCAGTTAAAGCTTTATTCATTATGTAAGTTACTTTTTCTGGTTCAAGAGTTTCTGACATAGCGGTGAATCCTCTAACATCAGTAAATAAAAAGGTAGCATATTTTTTTTCTCCACCTAATTTTAATAAATCAGGATTATCTTGAAGTTTTTTAACTTGTCTTGGGTCAAGATAATGCTCAAATTG